GATCAAAAGCTGACAAGTCCGATATTACGTTTATAGTTGTTATTGGTACAGTTACCCAGGTGTTGACTGTAAGACTTGTAATTGTGACAGATGTTTTTTCTGTTAATTGATTCAATCCAGAGCCCCCGCCACCGCTAATTTGAGCGTAGTTACCTACTACAACTTCAATCGCCGTGTAGCCCGACCTAGTCGGTGACTCTACAAAAACGTCTTGTATTCTTTCGCCTGTTGTAGCTCTAATAGGTCCAGTCATTACTTAGCCTTTTTAGTTTTTATCTTGCTTAGTATATCCACTTTTTCATAAAACCATGCGTACCAATAGCCATCAGAAAATTGAATGTCTTGATACTTTATTTCTGATTGAAGCTTTAAATTATTAAGAAGCATCGCCTCTCGAAGTAAATCAGGAGACGACGCTTTTATAAAACTAGGGACTACACTTTTGTCAGTTTCAGTCCCCATATTCATATTGATTAACCGATCTCAGCGATGAAAGGTGATTTACCAGCAGCTAAAGCTACACCAGCAGAATCAAGACCTTCTGTTAAACGCATTGCTTTGAATCCGTATAACTGATCAACAGCAGCGATCATTGCGCCAGTACCGATTAAGATGTTCTTTTGCTCATCGTACTGTGGACCTTTTTGCAAACCAAATGCTACAGCTTCTTTAGCGTAGATGAATGACTTAGCTAATGTCGGCTTAGAGTGAACTAATACGTTCATTCCGTAGATTTTACCGATAACACCTGATGGGATGTTTGAAGATCCGTAAGCGTCAGCGCGGATAAATTCTGGTATTGCTAACAACAAAGCTTCATCGTCTGGATTTACAACGATAACACAATCAGAAACATTCGCTTGATTCTTTAACAACCACTTACGAGCATTTAAGATCTTAGATTGATCAATGCCTGCAGCTTGTTGGTAACCAGAATATGTATCTAACTGAGTTAAAATAAGATCATCGATGTTTCTAGAGTGTGCTGTAGAAGCCATTTTAATGTAATGAGCTTGAACATCGACGTTAGCTTGATATTCATCTACAGAGTCAACTGACCATGCAACGAATGCACGATAGTCTGTGTTTAATGTGTCTGTTGTAAAAGTTAAATCTTGTAAAGTACCAGAAGCCGCTGAGGTTCTGTTTTCTACAGTGAAAGATCCAGCTTTAGGGAAGCTGATTGACTTAGATCCTTTTACTGCGAATACAGAAACGTCTGTTACTGTTGGTAAAAGTTTAGCTTGAAACTTCAATTCACGCTGCACCATTGCTGCTACTAAATCTTGTTTCGTTGCTACTAACTGTGTACTGCCTGTTACTGCCATTTTAAACTCCTTTAAAGTTTGTTTATTTTGCTGTTTTTAATAACTGTTTAAGTTCTGATTCAGATAGTTCAGACAAGTTTTTAGTCGGGATAGCGCCGCTTGACGGGTTTATATCGCCTGGCATTTTAAAATCTTTTTTGAAAAGATAAGCTTTGGTTTTAGTAAGATCTTGAATTTTATCTACGAGCTTCTTTGAGTCGTATTCAAATTCAGCATCCATTTCTAAATCAGAAAAATCAGTCATCATAAAAGCTGCATCTGGATCAATACAACCGAGCTTTTCAACTTCTCGTTTGAACTGGCTTTTTGCGGCCTTAGATCCAACTCGCTTAATGATTTCTACATTGTCGTTTTTAAACTTTTCAGTAAGCTTTTTTTGATTGTCTAAGGCTTCTTTTAGTTTTCCTTCGGCCTCAAGTTTAGCTTGCTCATATTCGTCTAATCGACTCTGTAGTTCATTAGCTTTTTCTTGTGCTTTTTTCTTTTCATTAATAGCTTTTAAAAAGCTATCGTGACTAACCTTCTGATCATCGCCACTGGCTGGATCAGTCTTCCCACCGGGAATAATATCTGACATGAATGTCTCCTTGTTACAGAGACAATCTTCTCCTAACCCTCTTATACAACGACAGTTGTTTTGATAATTGTTCACGTAATTTCGCCTCAAGCATAGCCTGGAGCTTGTCTGACAAAAACAGAAAGCGTCTACCTTGTTTTTCTAAGTCATTTTTAATGTCTACATTTGATTTGTTTTCATCTTTTGATTGATTCATTAATGTGCCAATAGCGTAGTAATAACTACGTTTTTTCTTTGGCTTAGATTTAGCTATTTCTTTTATGTTCTCTTTTGTAGGTTTTTTGATTTTCTTTCTTGCAGCATTTAAAAAGATAATGATTTGAGAGCTTGCAGAAACAGACTTGCTTCTTACTGCTGATAAAAGCTGGCCTGAAAGAGTGAGATTTGATGACTTAGGCTTTACATCAAGCCCATTTAGTCTAATTGAAATGTCTCTACTTATTACTGTTGATTCAGTTAATGCATCTTGTTTGTATTCGTCTTGTCTTCCGGCGGTTCTTTTTTGTATTTGAAAAGCAAGATCTTTACCTATTGAGTCAAGTATTCTTGTGTCTTTCGTTAAGCCATTTAAAAACTTAAGAGTATTTCTTTGAGCCTCGCCTACGCCTTTAATTGTAATGACTGCTTTTTTAGCCATTTAAAAGCCTATCTAAAAGGCGAAGTGCTTTTTCATCTGAAATTGTATTTCTAGAATTTACTTCCGGCTTAATTGCGTTAGCTATTTCTTTAAGCTCTTTGTCGGTCCAGCCGAACCAATTTCTTACGGGAGCTTTTCCTTCTAATGTTGGATGTCCTTTCATGCCGGTCATGTGTCCGTAAGCTTTAGCGGCCTCTAGATCATCATTTATTCCGATCTTCATGTTAGTGCCTTTGGACTCTAACTCGTTAACAGCGACGAGCATATCGCCAGTAAGCTGCATATTAACTGTGTTAGTCTTACCAAATACTTTAAACGCCAATGAGTCTTTATATTCGCTTGAATATTTAGCAAGTTTACCGTCAACGCCACGGCCCTCATCTAGTCTTTTTTGTAATCGCTCTAATGCTGCTTCAAAGAATACAGCACGAACACTTTCGTTTGATGAAAGCTTACCTAGAATTTGTTCTAGATTGATCTCTGTTGAGACCTCTGTTTGTTTAAGTGTCGGTTTCTGTAGTGCCACTTTTAAAACGTAGGCTTAGAATTTAGCTCAGCCGGATCTATCTTAAAAGAAGTACCAGCTTGACCTAGAATTTCTTTAGCCTCGTCCTCTGTTACGTTAAAAGATCTTACAATCATAGATTGAGCTGCATCGTAAGGCAGAAGTCCTGCCGCAACCTTAGATACTATTTCAACAAGTGAGCTTACTTGAGCACCGTTTAGAGCTGATTTAGATGCATCACTACCGCCGATTGCTTTAGTAATCATGTCTATTTTTCTTTGTTCCATGGCTTCTATTTTCTCTAAAGCTAAGTTTTCAGTTAAGCCTTCTACGTCCATTAATGTACTGACCTTATCAGCAATACCTAAATCAATTTTCTTTTTAGCATTGTCTAATGATTCAGCTCTAGTTTCTATAAGCTCAGGCTTATGAAATTGAACATTGATTTTAGAGTTAACTATACCCTGTGAAACATTGTATTCAGGATCTAGAAATTCAGTGTTAGAAAGTAAGCTTAAATACTTAGTTAAAATATTATGTAACTTCTTTTCTACAACTCTGAATAAATCAAAATCTTCTTTAGATGCTCTGAATTGATCAATCATGGCCATTAGTCGCTCTAATGCTGATGAATAATTCTGACTACCTTGAGTAGAGCTAGACACAGCTTTTGAATCAACTCCTCTGGTAGATAGAAATGTAGTAACTAAAGCATCGATTGATTTTAGTGTTGCTTCTATATTTGGATTAGGGCTTTTAAAATCTAATTCAATTGTAGAGTCTGGATTGTTTGGATTAGAAGGTAAGAATAAAAACCTATTTGGCCCTACAGTCATTGATTCAGGCTTAAGCTCTGGATCACCACTAACAACCCCTACAGAATAACCTTGTAGTCTTGCAATGTATAACAAGTCAGACCATGAAACATTAAAATCAACTGTGAAGTCTGTTAGCGCTTGTCCGATTCTAACGAAAAACTCGAAATCTTTTTCTTTAGCTATGTCAATGAATGGTAATTCTTCAATAGCATTCGGAAGCACTTCTG